GCGACTATTCCTAATGGCAGGATGAATAAACCAAGACCTATCGAGATTGTTGCTAGACCAACCACTTGCAGGATAGATGGGATCACGCAAACTCCTAGAAGCTAAAGAACTGTGGCACAACGGGTTCTTCTCTTGAAACAGTTGCCCTATCAAATCCTATGATACTAGCAACAGCCGCATCTATCTTTCGTGGCGAGCCGCGATGCTCCTTTACAATTCTTGGGCCTAAGCGATCTGTCTTAACTACGGCGTTTTGTAGGTGTCTTAGCAATAATGGATTTCCGTCATGTGTCAGCTTGTTTGATACAACGGCATCATAGAATTTGGCACAGGCTGGAACCATACGAGCCGGTGAAGTGCTAGGCCATTCAACAATTGGAAAACCTGCTTCATCTAAAACTTGCATTGTGCGTTGCCAACGGAATGGGTCACAAGCGATTTCTCGCACGTTATGTGTGCCGCAGAATTCAATGATTGTGTTTTCTACATCCAGAATGTCTACGCGCCATTCATCATCATCTTCAGGTTGCTTTTCCCAAGCCTTGACCATAAAGACGTACGGCTGTTCTTCTACGGTTACGCCGATGATTACGGAAGCATCACCGCTAAACGATCCGTCAAAGCCTAAGACAACTGGGGTATCTGGTGAAATGTCGCGCTGCACTTCTAGTTGTTCCCAAGCTCCGTTAGGTAGCCATGCCGTCTGGCTGCTTACCCATTGGTTACAACGCTTGGTTCTAAACTCTGCTTCTGGTGTGCGCTTGACCATAGCTTCAAAGTCTTTGGGGTCATTCAAATCACCGTAGGCAGGATTAGCCTGCTTCCAAGTTTCTTCTAGGTGATGATCTGCATCTTGTTCTGCTTCCCACCAAGCCATGAAGAAACTGGGATCATCTATTTCTTTTTGAGCTACGCGCTTTCCGTACTGATACAAGTTGTATGCGATTGAGTCTTGCCCAGATGAATCTGCCTTTACACCGGCAGTAGTTACACCGATAAGCATTGGCTCACGTCTAGCACCCATACCAAGTTGCATTACGTCAAATAGTTCACGATTGGGAGCTGCGTGCAATTCGTCAAAGATAACCATTGTCGGGCTTAAGCCTTCTTTAGTAAACGACTCACTAGATAGCACGCGATAGACAGACCCAGTAGCAGGGACTTCAATAGCATCACGGTACACATTGCAAAGTTCTTCTAACTCAGGTTCAGCCTGAATCATTTTCTTGGCATCACCAAAAACAATGCGTGCCTGCTCTTTGTCAGCTGCACACGAATAAACCTCACCGCCATTAGGCCCCATGATCAAAGACCAAAGACCAATACCAGAGCCAATTGCAGATTTGCCATTTTTTCGAGCCATGCCAATTAGCGCGGTGCGGTGTCTAAACTTTTCATCTGCACCTACTGCAAACAAGTGGCGCATCAGTTCGTTTTGCCATTCACGCAGTTGCATCTTGTCGCCTGAATACCCAGCAACAGTTTCCTTAGTCTGAATTGCAAAGGTGTCTATAAACTCTGATACTTCCCAGCCACGCGATTTAGTAAGCGCAGCTTTGTTCACAGGTGTTAGCCAAGTTGGTGGCCAAGATTCAATTTTGGCTGGCACGCGACTTCAGCTCCTCTAGCTTTGACTGACGTTTAACTTCAGCCACACCTAGCCGGGAGCGATCTGTTGGAGTGAATCCTAGAAGCGACAAGTTAGCAACTAGCTGACGGTCTAGATCGCGCAAGGCTTTTCTCTCGTCTGGTCTGTTGTTTTGTAATACTTGAATTCTAAGGTTACGGCGTTCGTCTAGTAGCTCGCAAGTCATAAGCAGAATCTCAATGTCGGTCAATGGGCTTAACCATGTTTGACCCATACCCCAGATGCGTTCCCAAAGTTCTGTGCCTGCGCTGCCTAGTGGTCGGTTAGGTTCTGGAATGTCATAAGCAGACGGCAACAGCACAAGTTCTTTCTGGTCTGGCAAGGTACGTTTGCCGGGGTTACCAGTAAGGCGTTTCTGTTCAATCGGTTTTGGTGGTCTGCCACGCGGAGCCATAGTTATTCCTTAATCAGAGAACCGCAAGTTGGACAAACTTTATCCTCATTGAATTTTAACGGCTCGTCACTTTGATCACCTAAAGGTGGTTGCAAAGACTCGAAACCTAACTGCTCAAGTTCCCAACCGTTTGCATCTAGTTCTAGTAACTGATCAGCAAGAACTTTGTCATCCCACTCAGCAAGTTCAGCAGTTCGATTATCTGCCAAAGCCCAAGCTCGTATCTGTTCCCATGACCAGCCAACTGGTGTGCGAGCAATTGCAATCTCAGTCCAGCCCAAAGACTTTGCAGCTTCAAGAGTGCCGTTGCCAGTTACAACAATTGAGTCAGGCGTTACGGTTAAAGGTTTACGTTGCCCAAATAGTTTCAATGAATCGGCTATTGCCTTTAGATTCTTGTCATCATGCCTACGAGCATTAGCAGGATCAGGGGTCAAGCTGTTTATGTTTACGTTTTCAATGCGCAGTTCAGTCATGGTTTAACTATACGCAAAAACCGCGCAAACATTGAATTTTTGAAAATTGGGAATTTCGCGGAGATGCACAAAGAGTTGGGTCGGGGTATTGCTCGGCAAGGGTATGTGAGATTTTTACCCGTCCCCCCTTATGACGTAGGGGGTTTGTTGCCTCTGCGACTGTTGCAAGACCTATGTGCTGCAATCAATGGGCTTGTCGGATCACCGGGGTAGTAGTGGTCAGCTGTAAAAGGGTCATCGGGTTTACTACCTAAGCCACATAACCAACAAACTGTTGCATTATCTCTTACTTGTTTGGCTTGCTTGGCATAACTTCCCTTGTAATGCGGTCTATTAGCGTTGCGATTAGCGTTGGCAATCTGCTGGCAGGGGTCGCATAGGGAGGGGTTACGGTGCAAAGCTTTGCATTTCAAACAAGGTTTATTAAATGCCATTTGCTCTCTGCATTACCTTGCCATTGGTGTAGGAGCGGTACTGATCCACCGTACCCCTAGTGTGGGGGTCGTGCATACTTGCTGCTTCCATAGCTCTTAATGCAGATAGATCGTGGTTCTTATTCCAACCGACTAAGTATTGTTTATCTACTAATGCGCCTATTGCTAGCTCTGCGCCTGATCCTATTGCCCAGTAAGGGCTGGCAGTTAGCACGCTAAGTTCATCACCTATTAGGAATGCTTTGCCATGTGTAACCAATAAGGCTTGAGCATCAATGTCATCATCCTTAACTTTGTTCTCTATTAACGGCATCACCTTAGTAACCAGCCATTTCATCCAGTTGCCTGACTTAACCACATCTACTGGTGGCTTTGGGTATTCGATTGAGTACTGCAACTGGTCGCATACTCTTGCGCTCCCGGCTACTCCGATAAGCCATGTATCTTGCTGAACGATCTTGTGCATATCGGGGTGAATAAGGTTTGAAGTTATGCCTTGGTCTGCTGTAAGCGTGGCGAAGTTGTTGCCTGTTGTGGTGATGATCGTGGTCATAGTTTCGTTCCATCTGTTAGGTGTACGCCGTATCTAACTAAGTCAGCTGCGCTTTGTAACCCTGCAAGGTATTCAAGGGTTATAGATTTGTCACCCAGTAAGTGATAGCCAACCATCGCTTCTAGTTCTGCTTCTAGGACTGATGCAATGGCGTTGCGTGTAATACCAACGCTCAGGCTCATTCTCTTTACTGATGCTTCTAGTTTGTCTATGTCTGCATCTGGCTTGTTCTTTAAGGCTGAACGCACAAGGTCATTGTGAATAGTCACGCCAATGGTGTCAGTCCAGTTCATGCGCTAAGTCTATTAAGGTCGCAGGCTGGTCTTGTCTATTGACACGTTGGCAGCCTGTAAGCATTCCCAGTAGCTGTTGTGATCTTGTGTATTACAACCAGCCCGGCAGATTCCATTAGGTTTCATTAGTCATCCCAACTGTTCTTGAGCCAGCCTTCAGACTTACCTTGTGCTGGGTTCTGTGTAATAAATGTATGACACGGCCTGCAAAGCAATGCAAGATTATCCCTGTCCAAAATGCTTCCGCCACGCGCTCTTGTCTTGATCTCGTGTACGTCTGTTGCATAAGCAAT